GATGAAAAGAAAGATAAGGACTTAGACCCTATTCTTGAAGCTAAAAAGATTGTTGAAGAACAATTTATGCAAAGAGATTTAGAAGAATTAGAATACTCTGATGATATTAAGGATGAGATTAAAAAACTCGCCTCAATGAAAGGACTATCTATTTCCAAGGCATCTAAAGACCCTTATATAGAATATCTTAAAGCACAAGAGGAAACTCAAAAAAAGATAGAGAAAGCAACTATTTCTCGGACTAACAAAGGCTCTTCTTATGTTGTTACAGACCCAGATAAACCCCTAAACCCTAACGACTTTGATTTATCAACGGAAGAAGGGAGAAAGGCTTGGGATGACGCTAAGAAAGTCAGAAAATAAATGAGAAATTGCTAATGGACTATCACATTATAAGTTTATTAGTTAAATTAAAATGAGTGACGCAAAATTAGAATTTTGGGGAGATATGCAAAGGACACTGTTTGTTTCAAACACAGCCGTTGCTATGCTCTCAAACGAACAGTTGGCAGGTTTAATTTCAGAAGATGGAAGAAAGGCACACAGACCTATAATCTCTCTACCACATTCTGGAACATATACACCTTACAACGATATTTCCTTTAATAGAAAAACCGCTTCTAAGCAAACACTTGAAGTTAATGACTTCAGTTATGCCGCAGATGAAATAGATATTACTGATGCAAATCAGACCAAATATCCTCTTTCAGCTATTTCAGCAGCTGACCAAATGAAGGTTCACAACAATTATATTGAACAAGCAGTTATGAAAAACATATCTGGTGCTTTCAATGTGATTCAAGACGCTGATGGTTCTGCTATAACAGTTGATACTTCAAATGTTTTAGATTTGTTTGAAGAAGCTGATACCAAATTGGGTGCAGTTGATGCTCCTTTTGAAGGTAGAATTGCAGTCTTCGGACCACACACAATCGGTGTTTTGAGAAAAGTAAAAGCTCAAAGAGAGTCAGCATTAGGAGATTCAGTATTAGAAAATGGGGTTATCGGACCTTGGAATGGATACACAGTTATTCAAAACAACAACCTTCCTTATACCGCCACCTTACATATGGCTACCAAGCCAACAGCAACTAACACAGTTACTATTGCAGGAGTCGTATTTGAGTTCGTTGATGATATTGACGCCGCCGCTTCAAGCACTTCTAATATAGTAGTTCTTAATGGTGCAGCAGTTGCAAACTCAAGAGCAAACTTAAAGAGTGCTGTTGAGGGTGACGCAGATACTAAGGGAACAACTTGGAAAGAAGCTACTGGTTCAGTATCTGCTTACAACAGGTTTGTTTTGAACGAAAAGAGAGGTCTTGCTATAACCTCAGCAGAGGATATGGTTCTTACTGGTTATGGCGACATTGTTGTATCTGAAACATTAGCAGACGCTGCTGATGTATGGTCAGGTCAAGAGCAGTCCGCAATAATGGGAAACAAGGGAATGATTGACTTAGTTCTTCAAATACAGGAAATTGATACAATCAAGAAAGAAAAAGGTTTCGCAACCTTAGTCAAATCTATGATTGGTCTTGGAACCAAGATGTTTGATGACGGGGCAAGAGTTTCTTGTCGTGTTCGTATTGACGCCAGTGCTTGGAAATAGTATCTGGTAATTAGTTTGTATTTTTCACTTAAAAAATACACCTAGCCCTTATGGGTTGGGTTGAGTGCTAAAGTGGTCGGTATTTAGCACTCTATCCAGCTCATAATGGTAAGTAATTATTAAAATAATTCTCTCAGAAATGAGACAAAAAATAATATGAAAGTATTTAATAGAGGAGTTGATATAAATGTATCAAATGAAGACGCCTTAAAGGTCAATGGAACTAAAATAATAGACAAAGACGGTAAAATCTACGGTGATATTCACGCCGCCGCTGGTTCTATCGGAACAACCGAATTAGCAGATGATGCAGTTACAGCAGATAAATTAGCAGACAATGCTGTTGTTACAGCTAACATTGTTGCAAAAAATGTAACTGGAGATAAGATTGCAGATAAAGGAGTAGACACCGCACAAATCGCAGACGGTGCTATTGAAGCACTTCAAATCAATACAGGTGCAGTGGAAACAGAAAAAATCAAAGATGCAAATGTAACTGGTGAAAAGATTGCTAACAAGGCAGTGGACACAGCACAAATCGCTGATGGTGCTATTGAAGCACTTCAAATCAATACAGATGCAGTAGAAACAACAAAGATTAAAAATGCAAATGTAACTGGTGAAAAGATTGCTAACAAGGCAGTGGACACAGCACAAATCGCAGACGGTGCTATTGAAGCACTTCAAATCAATACAGATGCAGTAGAAACAGAAAAAATCAAAGACGCAAATGTAACGCTTGGCAAGTTAGCCGCAGGAATTACACCTAGCCACATTGTAAAGTTTTTCGTTCTTGGTTCTACAATAACAGGAACAACACTTGAAGGATTGGCTGTTGATGACTTGGTTGTAACTATTACCGCCGCAGGTGCAGCCTCGGTCGCTGTTTGTGCAGCTGAGGATACTCTACCAGCTGGCCCAGCAGAAGACAGTTACTTAATCGTATTCAGAGCAGTTGCTTAATTATTAAGTTAGATATTCTAAGCCCCTGCTTCGGTGGGGGTAAGGAATAATAAAAATATGAAATCATTAAAAACATTTAGTGGAAAAGGAGAAGCATATACAGCATTATCTGTATCAACAGAAGTTGGTTCAAGATACTTAGTTCATCAAGTTGTTGTTTCTTATTCCGCAAATCCAACACAAACAGGAGTAACAATTAACCTAGATAGCGGTTTGGGTGCTGATTATGACGCTGTTTTATTAACTGGCGATGCAAATACTCGTTATTCTATATTCCCAGAAGATTTAATTAAGCCTTTTATTGTTATGGAGGGTGATGTTTTGACTGTTACAGCTCCAGCAGGTGGGGCAGGAATAACATCTGCAATATCAATTTTAGCAGAAAAACTCTAATTATGGCTTGGATAAACAGACTTAAACAATTATTGTTAGGCTTTCTTTCGGCAGACAACAAATATATAGTAACTCACGACGGAAAAAAGATTGCTGTAATAAATAGAAGTTTTGTTAATCGCACAAAAGCAACAACGAGTTTTTAATAAAATATGGACGACAAAATAGAAATTAAAGATTTAACACAAGGCGAACCAACAGCAACAGACTGGCTTATATACCAGAGTGACGATGACGGTGAAACCTACAAAGCACCAAAATCAGATATTGAAGGTGAAAATGCTTATGTTTATGTAGCATACGCCGACGATGAAGATGGAAATGGTTTTACTAATACATTTAACGAAAGCAAAGACTATATTGCCGTAAAATCTACCAACACAGAAATACCTGCTCCAGTAGCAAGTGATTTTGCTGGTTTGTGGAAAAACTACAAAGGGCAAAAGGGTGATAATGGGGTTGCCGCAACAGCAACAGCTGGAACAACAACAACCCTAGCCGCTGGACAAAATGCAAAAGTTACCAATGTTGGAACAACATCTGCCGCAGTTTTCAAGTTTGAAATACCAAAAGGAGATAAAGGAGATGACGGAGCAAAGATTGTAACAGCCGAGTTTGTTGGAAACGATATTCACTTTAATTTAGATGACGGAACTGAAGCTATTTTAGTCGGAGCAAAGACAGACCTAAAAGGAGCAACTGGTAATACAGGTGCTTCTGTTGTTGATGCCGAAGTATCTGGTGATGACATTGTCTTTACCAAAAGCGACGGCTCTACAATAACAATAGAAAACATTTTAATAGAATTAAAAGGAGAAACAGGAAATGGAATTGCAACAATAGAAAAGACAGACACAACGGGCTTAGTTGATACTTACACCATTACTTACGATGACGAAACAACAAAAACCTTTACTGTAACAAATGGAGCAAAAGGGGATACTGGTGATAATGCGACAGTGGATGTTGGAACGACAACAACAGGAGACGCTGGAACAGACGCTTCTGTCGTCAATGTCGGAACAACTAGTGATGCAATTTTCAACTTTACAATTCCGAAAGGAGACAAGGGAGATACTGGAAACGGAATATCTAATATTGAAAAGACTGGAACATCTGGACTTACCGATACTTATACAATTACATTTACAGACGAAACAACAACAACCTTTGATGTCGTAAATGGTGAAAAAGGAGATAATGCTTATATATATATTGCCTATGCTTCTGACGACACTGGAACAGATTTTACAACAACATTTAATCCGTTGCTTGACTATGTCGCTGTCCTTTCAACTTATACAGAAATAGAAACACCCGAAGCTAGTGATTTCGCTGGACTTTGGAAAAAATATAAAGGTGAAAAAGGTGATACTGGCGAAAAGGGATTAAACTGGACAAACGAAGAATATAGCGGAGCAACAACTTATAATGTAGATGACGCATTATTTTATAACGGTTCATCTTATCGTTGTATTTTAGAAAGCACAGGACATCTACCAACAGACACTACTTACTGGGCTTTAATAGCACAAAAAGGATTGGATGGTGGTGCTGGAGATATGTTAGCTTCTGTTTATGACGCTGATGGTGGTGCTAAACAAGTAGCCTTTAAAGACCAATTACATAACGCAGTAACAGTAACAGATACAGC